AGATTCGCCAACCATGGCTTCTCTTCTGGACGAAGCTTCCCTTGTTGTCTGGTCAACCATCGAACGAGAAGAAAAGTCGTGACAGACGATCATGTGTCCTTGACGCATCGCGAAAGACTTATCCAGTACATCGAGGACACTGAATACGACCGTGAGGTACTTCCTCACTATGGTTTGATCCCTGATTGGTTCATACGGTATAACGAACTCAGGGATCTTGCCTGTGCTTTTTTAAACAGTCTCGAGAAGAGCCAGGAGGTTGACGAGGGGGCACTTGAAAATACCCATAAAAGAGTCGTTGACGCCGATGGCTAACTCGATTGTGTCGTCTTCTTCGATGTATTCACCACCGAAAGGAAGAATACAAGCGGGTTGAGTAGAGACTGGCTGTCCCATGCAGTCAGTCCACCAAATAAGGTGATCACTCAAAGACCCGCTAAAGAGGGCTTCTGTGCATTGTCTTGTAATTTTCGTAAGACCTTTATCAAGAGTGTATGCACCACAGTGATAAAGCAGAAAATTTCTCTGAGATTTTGCGTCAAAACACATATATTTCCAATGGAAAAATACGAGCCACTCATCCCCAATGTCGATGGGTGCTGTTGAATTGAAAGTAGGACACTCGCCCACTACTTTTTTGAGACTGCTGGAGTCAATCTCTTTATCAGATTCTCCTGGGGTCTTAATTATTAGAGGAAGCGTGGAGTAAAGCAGGCGGAGTTTTTTCTCATCTGTGAAGAAACACCAGTTTTTTTCTGCTTTGTCAGGTTTTAAATTTTGTCCTGCAGGAGGAAAAACACAGTCGACAACTTCTCCATACTCATCGAGTCGTCCCACACAAATCTTGGGCTGGTTAACGAGCTTGTGAGAAGATGTATTCCACTTAGTGGCGTATGAGCTGGTGACAAACTGCATGTACAAAGCGTCGTCCGGAGCTTTGAACAATCGTGAGTCTTCGTAACTTAAACGGTGAGGATTGCTTCGAATTTTACGCGCACCTAAAATTGTGTCGTAAGAAGAAAGCTCACCTACGTATACATCTGTAGGCGTGTTGTTGTAATAGTAATAACTTCTATCTGGATGGAATACAAAAGGCTGCGGCTGACTGCGGAACGAAAGAAGCCTGTGCCCGTCTTTGACGGTTAGACAAGGGCTGAAGTTTGCAATCGCACCTTCAGGAAGACCCCAGCGAATCCTTGTAAATTCGCCTCCGATATCTTCTGCCTGTTGATAAACCGTGGGGTAACCGCTTTGAGATCTAATATTGACTGGAAGCTCTAAATAACTCAGAGTCGTAGAATGACGAATGTGCTGAAGTGTCATTTCAGCACCTCCATGGCCTTGCAAAATCCTTCGGCTACTTTGTCCCACCGATAAGAGGGATTTTGAGTTGTTTCAAAACATTTGTCGGCGACTTTTTTTCGATACTCCTCGTCTTCATATAGTTTATTTAACAGTTCAGCAGCGTGTTTGTAGTCGATTAGTCCACGTTCAACTCCTAGATCTTTATCGGTGACCCATGCACCTACATCAATAAGTTCTGCGCTGTCTTTCCAGATGTCAGCTGAAGAAGTGTGATTGGGAACTACTTGCGCTTTTCGTGTTTGTGCGTGCTCAAAAGGCACAAGCCCCCAACCTTCGCCATCTGCAGTATTAATTCCAACGTCGACAGCGTTGTAAACCAGATTGAGTTGTTCGTCTGGAGGAGCACTCATATAGTTCATGTTTGGTGTAAGAGCAAGTTTCGCCGTGGGATCCAGGCCCCGTCGTTTCATCTCAGTTTCGAAGAGCTCTTTTACAGCCCACCCGAGATCTTTTTCTCCCATATTTAAGTAAAGAAGCACGTCATCTTTGCCCACTGCGAATTCGCAGAAAGCTTTGATGGTTTGATCAATTCGTTTTCGAGGCTGATTCCTATTCCCGTTAAAGACAATAAATTTGTCTTTAGGTAAGCCGAGTCGATCTCTAGCCTCGTCTTGGTCCATTTCGAAGAATTTACCTTGATCCAAACCGTGTGGAATCACACCTAATCGAGCGGGTTTGATGCCGTGCGCCATTAGACGCTGAGCTTGTTCGATCGTAAAAGTTACAGGGAAGTCAAAGTCAGGAATGTACCTGACCATGGAAAGGGGATACCATTCAGAGTCGGTAGGAAAGTAAGCGATAAATTTGAACTTCAACTTGTGCTTGAGAAGATGAATTCTCTCCCAAATTTGATTAACAATCCAAATATCGTTTAAACAGATAAAGAAATCAGGTTTTTCTAATTCGACAATAGCTTGTATCCTTCCAAGGCCAAAACGATCTTGAGGATTATGAGCAGCAGCTGGGTAGATTTTAAATGGGTAAGGATGAGGATCACCTGTGTAATTTATGCCATACACAACCACTTCATGCTCTTTATGAAGATGCTCCAGTACACTATGAGTTACGCGACCAAAACCAGTATTTGAAACTGCGTCCCCGTACCAAAGAATCTTTGCCATACCCGTTTAGAATTTCAGTATCAGTATACAAACACTAATAGAGAATGCCTAGTAGAGAAACGTTTGCTTACCGAAGGAATTTAAAACTTCGCGCACAAAAAGCAGTGGAGACTGAAGACACTGCTATTGATAATGTGTTCTCTAGAGCACAGGATGATTTTCTGACATTCTGTACACTTCTCGATAAACCACCGGCTAGACATATGCTGGAATGGCATCGTGAGCTCATAACTGGTGAAAGCAACAAATATCTTCTTGATATTGCTGGACCAAACCTGGACATTCTTAGCCCTCGTGGATCAGCTAAAAGTACGGTCTTGAATTTGTTTACGGCCTGGGTCATCGGTCGACACACTCAGGCTGGTAGACCGCTTCAAATTATTTACTGCTCATACAACATCGCTACCGCTATTCCTAAGAGCCGAATTATTAAACAAATTATTGATGCTTCGACTTTCAAGAAAATATTTCCAAGGGTAAAGCTCAAAGCAGGTATGCAGAGCGACATTGGTTGGTCTGTCGATTTTGACTACGCAGGAATCGACAGGATCGGTGACGAAGAATTTACTCTTCGTGCTGCTGGTCTTCGCGGATCGATCACCTCTAAACGCGCTCACCTCGTGATCGTGGATGACCCGATCAAATCAAGCTCTGATATCAAAAACCCTGCAGTTCGAGAGGAGATGAATAACAACTGGTCTTCGGTTATTGCACCGATTGTCTTTGAAGGAGGTCGTTCTATTTGTTTGGGCACCCGATTCCATCCTCTAGACATTCATAAAACGATGTTTGTGCCTCAAAAAGGGTGGAAACAGGTCGCACAGGAAGCTCTTACCTACGACAAAGAAGGGGATCCTATTAGCTACTGGCCTGAACAGTGGTCTGTTGAATATTTGCAAGGTCAAAAAGAACTAGACCCTGTTGCATTTGCTTATCAGTACCAACAACAGCCAGTTATGACTTCAGATCTGGTTTTATCGCCAGATTTAATCGTCAAAGGAACAGTCGAAACTGAGTTTGACGCTCATCAAGTCAGATCTATCGGAAACTTAGAAAAAATCGACTTGCTTTGCGACATGCTCGTCGAGTGGGGAATCCTTGAGTTACAGAATGACACTTACTTTCCTACTTACTCCACAGTTACACTGGTTGTTGAAGCAGTCGCTTACCAAGCTTCTCTCGCTGCCGACTTGAAAAGAGTTTTGTTACAAGAAAGAGGGCTGTCGAACCTTCATGTTCACGAAGTCAAAGGCTTTAGGGGCGATAAGGTGGCGCGTTTCAGAGGCACGCTTGGTCTCCTAGAGAACAAAAAAGTTATTTTTAACAAGTACAGGAAGTTTGATGCGCTTGTGGATCAGCTCATTAACGTAGGAGCGACCTCACACGATGATTTACTCGACGCTTACACCTGGCTCATGACGTTCCTTCAACGACGCGGTAACTTTTCTATTGAGTACTAATGCAATCTATTTACATAACAATCACCGCGCACAGTCCTCTCTCAAGAATCGAGACCACGCTCAAAGTTCTCAAAGGGTATGAAAGCCTTGAGCTCGATAAAGAGATTGAGATTGTCATTGATCACAACAGTCGTCATGACTTAGACGAATTTTCCATGATCGTTGCCTCCCACACGAAGCTTGGGAGGGTTACTTTTGCCGTCGCAGGGCCTGAATATGAGGGGTTCAAACTCTGCTGGGCGCACAAACCCACGCTGATTAATCGTATTAGAAACAAGACGAATGATTTTTATATGTACTCAGAAAATGATATGGTCTTTACCAAAAAACATTTTGATTACTGGTTCAAGTACAAGGACTATCTTCGCTCCAAAAATTTAGAGCCGGGTTTCTGTCGCATAGAAAAGATTAAGGAAAAATTAATTCCGTTTGATAACTACCGTCAGTGGAACTTACTAGGAGATACAGAAAATGTTTGGGGCGACATTCCGTATAGATCCGGTCTGTTTATTACACCTTATGAGACTGAACTTGTTGGGTTTACCTCTCTTGGAAATCCTTACAACGGGATGATGATATTAGATCAGCACGATGCTGATATTTATATCGAAACTGATAGCTGTGATCCTTTGAAAAGTTACGCACGGACAGGTAAACGAAACTGGCCGATCGCCGATCGTTCTTCGATGGGGCTTGCTTTTGAGAACATTCCTTCTGGACGCGAGCACCGTCGCGTTGTTCCACTCGCCATGGATGGCGACATTCTCACAATCCCTGACTTTGCTCTTCTAGAACATTTGGATAATAAGTATTCATCTGTTCTTTCTGGTGATCAAAGTATGATTGACACGACAAACATGTTCACTTACTGAGGGATACCCATGGGAAGCGACTTTGTTAGCTCAATGTCTGAGGACAAAATTAGTTTCCCAGCTGGAGACTACCCTGACTTTGATATGTCATGGCCTCCTATGCAACCTGTAAAATCTAACGTAAACCATCCTTCTCATTACAATCAGGGGGATATAGAGTGCATTGACGCAATGCTTGCGTCAGCAGGAAAAGAGGCCGTGCAGAGTTTTTGTCGCCTTTCGATTATGAAATACCTTTGGCGCTTCGAGCACAAAAACGGGTTAGAGGATCTCGAGAAAGCAAAGTGGTATATGGAAAAACTTATTGATCTGAGTAAGTTAGACTGACAAAAAGATTTAAAGAATGGACATCCGCGCTTTCGGTACTATTTACGGACAAGAGTCCAAACTTCCGTATGCCAGCGGATTTCACTGGGCTCCTTCAGATGGGCAAAAAGATTTTCCTACGTGCCGTGGCCTCTATGTAGAAGCCAAGAGCACACCTGGAACTGACAACGTTTACATCGCGTTGAACGATGCTCCAGGGCAGTTGATTCAGATTGAAAATCTTCAAGGCAATGAAGAACTTCCTTTTGGTGCAATTACACTAAGTGGAGGATCTGTACAGGGCATTATCGCTCTTTATTAATGGATAGCTTCACAGGATTT